TAAACGACTGGTTGATTAAAGAAGAAGATGTATTGTCATCCGCTATGGATGCTGCAGCAGGCGGTCCTCCCTCAGATTCTATTCCTCCCGGCATGCCCGGTGCAGGAGCCGCAGGCCCTCCTGCTGATATGCCAAAAGCGGGAGATCCTTTAGCCCAACCAACACAACCAGCAGCAGGTATGCCTGCGGCACAACCAGCATCTATGATGGATACTGATGCTCCTGATATGCCAGAAGAAAAAGAAGATTTGAATTTTGAAGATTGGAAAGCCAGTTTTTTCAAAGAATCTATCAAAGGTGATGTTAATCAGCTAATTGATATGATTCAAAAGGTCAGAAATAACGATTTGGATTCCTATCCTAGAAAGTTTGTTGAAGATAATCTTCAGGTCTTGTTCCTAAGGCAAAATGCCAATATAGAAAAAGCAAGTCAAACAATAAGAAAAGCTATCAGGGATCAAATTGACAAAAACAACCCTTCTGTTAGCATAGTACAGCATATGTTTACAAATCTACAAAGTATGCCAGAGCTTACACAAACATTTATAAAGATAATGGGATTGTATAGCAACAAAGCAGATGTGCATAGAAAATATATCTCAGCACTATTGGGTGCAATTCAGGTTGGAAGTGGTGGTGTTAATGAAGACCTTATATTCAATCAGAAAGAATACTCAATTAAGGCTTCAACTCGTTGCAACTCCAAGTTTGGCCTGATTGATATTGGCAGGTGGTGCCTCAAGGAAGATGATCAAAAACAATATCTATCCGAGCCTGAGCAAGAGCGACTTGAAGATGGTAGCCCAGAGGAACGAGAGGTTCTTCGCAAAAGGGTAATCATGGAAAGTATTTCTGAATACTATCGTCGCAGGGCTTTTATAGTAAATGTAATTACAACAGAAGGCACTGTGTATTTCCTTGGATTAGATTTTTCCAATAGCCTAAAAGAAGCATACACAAGTGGAAGATTAGTAGTAAAAATACAAGAATCTGAAACTAGTGAATCCATGTATGACACAGAAGGAGATCTTGTAAACCTTGTTGATATAAAAATTGTTTATGAAAAAGAAACTGGAAAAACTAACGAAAATGGCAAACCAGAAAAAGAAGAACTTGAATTCATTTCAAGAAAAGATGGAGTTCTTTTCCTAACTGCCAGCTTGGAAACACTAAAAGAAGCAGCTTCCTCTTTCCAAGGATTAGTCGTTAAAGAAATTCCTTACACAGGAAACCCAAGCGATCTTCAGTCTTTGATGAGATGCGTTCCATCAACATCGGAAATTATTTTGAGGCAGTGTTGATAAATAAAAAAGATGAAAACATTTCTTGAATTTAATAATATGCTAGAGCAACATACCAGAGAAGATCTGGAAATGTTGCTTTACATATTCGAAAAAGATGGATTGAGAGTTGAAAGTTTCTTGGATTCTGAAGATATTCCATATATTTTCATATACAATCCTTTGGAAGACACAAGTTTTCAAGGTGTAAGAGTTTATAAACTCGGAGATATTTTGGCATTCAAAGTTCAAAGATATCCTGAATCTAAATCTTATGGCAAAGCATATCCAATAGAAATTCAAGATATGTACGACAACTTTATTGCTGATAAGAAAACAAAAGAAGAGGCAATAAAAGAGCTTAGAAAAATTTTATGCAAAAATATGCGTGACTTTTTCAAAAAATCCAAAGTGGCTGAAGACAAGATAGTTCGTTCTCAAATTCATGATCCTGATGCTTTGGATGGTGCTGGTCAGATAGTCATAAGAAACACTGGCACTGATTATTCCAATACTGTTTACAGTAACAATAAAAACTAATCGGCTTATTTGCCATAAATAAGATATGGCTGATGATCTTTCTGGTCTTTTTGCTGCTGTCGACAAGGCTTCTGGCTTAGGAGTTGCCGCCAACCAATATGGCCCAAGCATCAAAAGACTTGGCAAAGGAGCCCTAGTACAATTCACATATGGCAATACCAAACCCGGACATGATCAGAATCCACTTGTTGTTTTAACTGATGTTGGACTAAAATATTTTAGAGGTGTAAACCTTCATTATTTGACATTTCCAGTAATACGCCAAATGCTTCAAAAAACAGGTTTGAACTTTTGTAATAACCCATTTTTGAGCTATCAAACTAATATAAAATCTAATGAATATATAAAGAAAGCATTTAGGGTGTACAAACGAGCAAGTTGCAAAAGAGTAAAAATTCTTGATTGTAATTTTATTTTGAACGCAATGGGATCTGTTCGTGCTCTCGATCCGCAAGATTTAGAAGCAATACGATCTTCTATAAAAGAGCAGTTAGCAAAAACCGTGAATCAAAATATTCCAGACACGCCTCAGGTTGAAACATGATTGAAGATATAAAAGGTAATCAAATATCTGGTGATCTTGCATCATTGAAAAGCATGTTGTCTTCAATGATGCAAGAAAATGTAACCAAGACAGAAATACCCGATACAAACAAATCAAAAGAAATGGGTGGAGATCAGATAAAAAAAATATCTGAGATGCTTTTAAAACTTGACAAAAGTTTCAATGTAAAAGAAATAAGCGATTCGATCAGGCATTTAAACCAAGTCGTTAGTTCTGCACAAAATTCACAAACAAGTGTCATCAAAGAAACTCAAGGAAGTTTTAAAAATATTGACAGTTCACTATCAAAAATGTTTGGTGGACTTGGTGGAATGCAACAAGCGATTGAAAAAGGAACATCAGATCTTTCTAGTAATGTTTTACGGGTAATAGAGAAAAATAGTAATGCAACTGGAACTGGAGATTTAAAAAATATTTTATCTAGTATTGGCAGTATTGCTAAGGAAATGATCAAAAGCACAAGATCCATGGCCAAAAGTCCTTCTGATGGAGGACTAGGTGACAACATTACCGGAGAACTGGAAACTATTAATGCTACTGAACAAGCCGAAAAAGGATTAAGAACTAAAAACTATACACAACTTACAAAATTAGCAGAAGCAGGTCTTAAAAAGGGTAGTGTTCATACTAGAGATGATGAACTGATTATCCAAATTAAAAAATTAAATAAAACAATAGATGGTATTTATACTCATTTGCTTTCCCTTCCTCCACCCGGCACACCATCTCCACCCGAACCAACACCTTCACCCGGACCAACACCACCGGGCGGTGGCCGAGCGGCAAGAATAGGAAATTTTTTAGCAGAAACTGGAAAAACAGTTGCGAATGTTTACAGTACAATAAAAAATATTGTAGCTGAAATGGCAACTGCATCTAATCGTGCACTAGCTATTCCTGACTTTATGGAGACCGCACTTGGTGGTGCTACTTCGTTTAAAGATGCTCTGACGAGAATTCCAGCAACACAAAGAAAAATCGCATTACAAGCAAAACAAATTGCATATGAAACAGATGGCATTACAGGAGCTACAAAAAGCTTGCAGTCAGAATATTTGGCAAATGAAGAAACTACAAAAAGAACAGGTGTTGACAGGCTAACATTTCAAAACAAACTTTTAGAATTTCAAAGGAAAGGCATAAAAGATCAAGGTGCTCTTAAAGATTTGGTGGCAACCCAACTTAACATAGAAAAACAGCTAGGTATGGAAGCTGGTGAGCTTGGAGATGACTTCATAAAATTAAAACAACAAGCAGGTTTTACAAATGTGCAAATAGCATCCACTGCAAGAGGCATGCTTGAAGTAGCCAGACAAAGCGGCTTGAGTGGCAAAGAACTAAAAGCAGCCATGGAAAGCAGCAAAGGCATAGTCGATGCCATGAAAAATGCCGCAACATTAACAGCTGGCGCAATTAAAAATGTAACATCTGTGATGGCTGAAGCGCAGAAGCTTGGTGTAACAGAGCAGGTTGGTACCTTGATGCAAAGTGCCGCTAGTAGTTCTAAGTTGTTTTTGAATACATCACAAGAAACCAAAACACTTCTATATCAAGCAGCTGGGTCTGTAGGTAGAATTAGTGATCTTCAAAATGGAATACTAACAAAATCAAAAGCAGGCCTAAAAGACTTAGGACAAGGCATGGATAATGTTCTTGAAAGATTTGGAGTTAATGGTGTAGATGCCATTGAAAACTTATCAGATGAGGCTAAAGCAAGATTAAATATTCAATTACAATCAGTTTATAAAATGGATCTTGGAGAATTTACAAGAACAGCCAAAGCAATTAAGGATGGTGCTAAAGGGTACAATGAAAGACTTAAAGAAATAAACGACAAGCTAAAAGAAAATGGAGACACAGCGCTAAGCAACGAAGAAAGAAAAGCTCTGGAAATTAAAAAAGCTTCTCTACAACAACAAGCAAGCATGGACATACTGACTAAGTTCGACGAATCATTGAAAGGTGCTGGAACAGGCGCTGCTGGCATGAAAAAAGGCATGGAAAAATTTAATGCCGAACTAATAAAAAACAAAGATTTACAAGATCAAATAAGTGGTTTAGCATTAGAGAAGGGAATACAAGGACCATTAAGCACAGAACAGCAAGTTGGACTAGGACTTGAAGCTTCAGTTGCAAATTTGAACAAGAAGATGGCCGACTTAAAAATGGATCCAAGCAAACAAATAGATGAAAAAAAGATCCAACAGGCTTTGGCAGATCCAAAACAATTCAAAGATCTTGTTGCAGACATGCAAAAAATGGAACAGGAAGCCATGACTGCAGAAAAAGCTGCTTCTGATCCTGCGCTACAGCTTCAACAAAAATTGCTAGAATATAACGATACAATCTCAATAGCTGCACAACAAACAGCCGAAAGGGCTGCTGCTAATCTTACTTGGCAAGAAATGGGAATATCAAGTCTTACACAAGCTTTATTGCAAGGAGACGAGCAAACAGGGTTGTTAAGATTAATTGAGAAGAGCATTGGATGGATGTGGGGAATTATTTCGACTTTCCCAACTTTTTTTACAAGTATGATTGGCAAGTTTACGAGTGGTGTTGGAAGCTTGTTTACAAGAGCAGGGCTAGGCGGCGCACTCTCAGGACTTGCGAAAAGAATGCCATATCTTAGTGCAGTGGTTGAAACTGGCACTAGACTCATGTCAGGACAAAAAACTAGTCAAGCTGTAACAGGAGGCGTTGGTGCTGGATTAGGAACTTTTGCCGGTGGGAAAGCTGGTGCTGGCCTTGGTGCTCTTATAGGCACATTCATACTTCCCGGAATAGGCACAGCCATAGGCACTGGAGTAGGTGCCCTAATAGGATCAATTGTTGGTATGTTTGCTGGATCTAAAATTGCAGATGTTGCATACAAGTATTTAGTAGAACCTGTTATAAATAACTTCCCTATCATTTGGGAAAAAGTTACTGGCTTCTTCAGTTGGGCTACAGGGGCTATATTTGATCTTTTGTTTGGTTTTTTATGGAAACCAATTAAGTGGATATTAGATAGTCTTGGACTAACCGACTTGCTTTACAATAACATCTGGAAGCCTATTTCAGATACATTTGTAAGTATTGGAAATGCGGTTTGGGATTGGATAAAACCAATATGGAATGCAATAACCAGCATATTTTCAGATCTATCCTCTTGGTTTGGAGGATGGGGCAAGACTATATGGGACTTCCTTTACAAGGGAGCTAGTGCTGTTGGCCTTGGTTGGCTATTGGGCAAAGGAGATCCTCCCAAGGGGGCCAAGCCTGTTACTGTCCCTACTAATGCCACTGCAATGACAAACCAAGCACAGTCCAGAGCAACCGCTCTTTCTGCAGCTGCTTACACTCCATCGATGGCAGCACCTATGGGTTCTGTTATTGCTGTTCCTGCCGGAATGTCAACAAGCATGGCAGTGCCAGCAACTAGTCCATCTGGAATCATGGCTCCACCACAACGACAAGCTGCTATGGCGACAACAACATCTGGTTCTGCCGGTGACATGGGATCATATCTTGCTTCGATTGCAAAAAGTGGAGAAACAGAGGCCTCTGCTTCTCAGCAGATGATACAGTTGATGCAAAAAATGATTGAAGTTTTGAGTAGTGGTGGAAATGGTGGTGCCAAACCAGCGTATGCTGGAGCTCCCGCACCAAAAAGTGATAATTATTTCAAATTGCCAACAGGTAATTTCAACGAAAGTAGTATCAGAGAAGTAACTAATCTATAATTGGTGAAAAATGGCAAGGGCAACAAGTACAACAGGTAATCTTCTACCAATTAGAGACTGCTACATTCGTGTTGGCGGCAGTGTCGTTTTTATGTATTCTTTGCCTACTATAAGCGATACACACGGAGCCGATTATAGCACAGAAAATGGCATAGGCAGATCTATACCAACTCAAACATTTCAAAATGGTACAACCAGAGCAATAACTTGGAATGTTACTTTTATTTCCGATGGTGAGTCAAAACTAAATCAAAATTTGGCAAATTTAAGATTGTTGCAAAGTTGTACTTATCCGGTTGATTCTCCACAGCAGGCAAGCGTTCCTTTTCTTCCTCCAAAGATTTTAAAAATAAAATGTGGCAAATTGCTTGGAGATTATGAGCTTTGTGTAATTTTGAAAAACATATCTGTCAACTGGCCTGTAGATGTTCCATGGTCAAGTTTTGGATACATCCCATATAAGTTTGATGCTGGACTATCTTTTGAAGTTGTTTACAACTCTGCGGACCTTCCCGGACAATCTAGAATTTTAAAATTAGGATTATAGCATGGCAAATACGATTGACAAAAATGTAAGATTGACTGCTGGTTCATATGTAACATTTACAAGCAGATACAGATCTTCTAATATATTTTTTTATGGTAATGATAGAAAAATAACATTTTCTACATATAAAAAAAGATCTCAAGTAACAAGTGAGACTGATTCGTTTTTGACCATAACAAAAGCTTTTGAATTTAGACCTGATTTGGTGAGTTATAAAGTCTATAGTACTCCAGATTATTGGTGGAAAATACTTGAGTTTAATGGGATGATAGACATTTTTGATTTTAAAAATGGAAAAAACATAAGACTTCCAAGCAACTTCGTATGAGGAAATAATGCCAGTATGTAATATACCGTTTGAAGCACAAAAGTACGCATGTGGTCCTATAGCACAGCCGCTGCCAGCTGCTGTAAAAACTCCTTTTGTAAATTTGATATTTTTCAAAGGGCAAAGACAGATCACCGTTGGCAACAGATCCAGCAATTCATCCAGCATTGCGAATTTGGCAGACATCTCGAGTGTTGGAGCATCTTTTGTAAAATCTTTTACATATTCATTTAGTAATGGTGCTGGTGTTGAAGCGGTTATTATTGATACATCTGGTAGTGATTTTGCAAATTTTCTTAATATCATGCCAAGCAAGGAATGCGATCCTCAAAAAGGCTCATATAGTGTTGTCGCAGTTGAATTCGGTTGGATTTTTCAGGATTGCAACGGAACATATAAAAAATATGGTAGCGTAGAAGCTTCTTATGATGATAGCTTTATAGATGCAACTGGAACAAGAGTCTCCGTTGAAGAAGGAAACTATCTTTGGTTCATGTTGACACAAATTACCGTTTCTGAGTCAAAAGGTGTTTGGGAATATAAATTAAAATTAGAAGGAAGTATGCAGGCATCTGCTCCGTACACAAAAAATTCCAAGGCAGTAGGCACAGATGATCAAAAGGTTCCATTAAAGAATGCTGTTGAACAATCCTTGAGGGAATCTTGCAAAAACTATTTTAACCAAAATTCACAAGAAAGATTTATAGATGAAGCCGAAGTTAAGTTCGTAAGAATTAATAAAAACTATGGAACGAGTGCCAACGGAGGAAATGGCGGTCAAAGGGTCTTGGAAACATTTAAATTCAAAGGATCAGATGGTGGATCAAATGGTCCTAAAAATGTCTGGGCACCAGAACAACAAGACCCAATTTCAGCGACGAGAAAATGGATGAATTCATTTCAAACCGATAGAAATTTAGGAACATATTTTATAAGTGATGTTAGGACAAGAAAGCCCAATCTTTTGATTATGGAAAACCCTAATGATCCATGTATTATTAGCAATGAATGTGTGGGAAATTCTGATAGGCCAAAAAGAGTTTACATAGTTAATGGTGGCCAGTGCTCTCCAGTATTAGATTTTAAACCATCCGTACAACTTACATTTATTGAACCAACAACAAATATTGGTGCTAACGCCACGGGCATGGATACTACCAAGGGCAAGCCAGAAACATCTGTTCCAACAAATGGAAAAGCAACCAAAAATACCAATCAGTGTTATAAAAATGAAATTAATAGGAAGGGCTTGGAAACTGCCATGTCTATTCCCGGATCTAATCTTAATTTTAGAACACCTGCCCAAGCAAACCAGAAAGAATTTAAAAGTATTTGGGCAAACTCAGCCGCCAGTAAATTCTATGAAATTACTGCTCCTGTAGAAGCTGATCTGCAAATAGAGGGAGATCCAAGATATTTAGATGTAGTTTCTTTGCAAGGTCAAACAATTGGTATCATTTATTTGAATCCTTATGGAATAAGAAACAATCTTGGTGATTGTGACTGGGTCGCATATCCAAATGTCAATGAATTTTTCTCTAGAACAAATTATTTGATTCAAAGTATTAGCCATGTCATAGATTCATCCGGGTACAAAACTACATTAAAACTGTCATCTCCAGTTGCAAATCAAAGAAGGTAAAAATGAGCATCAAAAATTTGGAAGCTAGAATAGCCGAGCTTGAAGCAGCATTATCTGGTATGAGCAAAAATATGCTGGATGCATCAAAGACATCTAAAAGACAACAGGTAAGACTTCTCAAACAAAAACAAAGTATTTATGGCATTTATCCAGCCTTGTGTGTTGACACAATAGACATTTACAAGCAAAACAGAATTCGTTATTTTTCACCACAATTACATGACCCTAATAGCTCTTATAAATCCTTGCCATTTGCTTATCCCATTTCAACCATGGGTGGATTTGATGATAGCGGTTTGAATTGGGTTCCTCCTGCTGGCAGCACAGTCATGTTGATGTTTGAGGCTGGCAACAGGTCTGCTGGTTATTATCTTGGCACTACATGGTCTAGAGACAGGGGTGCAGATGGTAGGCCTAAATTTCCCATACCTATTCCAGAGTATGAAAATATTTACAAAGACAAAAGAGATGGATATTTGTGTGGCCCGAACGATGGTTCACAAGTTTTGCCACCATGGAATACTGAGAGCTATAACGGATTCGATATAACTAGCGTACAAGATCTCGAAACATCACCTGCGGCAGCACAAAGAATTACATATCCTAATATTTACGGCTTTAAAACTCCTGAAAAACATATGGTAAAGATGGTTGATGGAGATGCTAAATGTAATAGAAAATGGAAACGACTTGAAATTATGTCTGGCAATGGTAACTGGATGATATTTAAAGACGATCATCTTCACTATGCAGGACAGTGGGCGCATCCAGACTGCGGTTCAAAAAAAGGCGATGTGAGTTGCGTGCCCGGAGTTCCAAACCCAGAGCCTAGAAGTGTTGAAGATGTAACCCTTTTGAGAAACAGGGCTAATGTCAACATTGATGAAGAAACGGTTGATCTTTTCTTGTTTGATACCAATCGAAAAGTAGAGCAACCACCCGGATCTACAGTCTGTGGTGGAGTGACTATAGGTGGCAACTCAGATTACCCCGGTAAGAATTCACAAGTTGGTGCAAATCCTTTTTTTAAACACATGAACGAATGCCGTCCTTACAAAGGGCCACAAACTCCACAAAACAACAAATGTGATTTGCCACAATCTGGAATTCAATTGTTGTCTATATCCGGACATTCATTTGTCATGGATGATAGCGTAAAAGATCCTCAGGGTGGTATGGAATGGTCAAGAAGTACTAAACCATTTGATTTTGGTTGTACAGACATGTATTTGGGTAGAACTTATTGGAAGTCTGCAACTGGCCATACTATTGAAATGAATGATGCTGAAAAAGGCGGCACAACTCAAAAAGTAAGAGGAATTAAAAATGGAATAAAGCTAAAGTCTGCTTTGGGTAATGAAATATTTTTATGTGATGATTCCGAAGGCCCAAAGTGTCCATCACCAGCTACACAGAATCAGGGCATTCTTATAAGAAGCGCCAGCAACAATATAATTCAACTAAGCGATGGTGGAAACAAAAGAGATATACCATGTAGAAAAGAAGGTGGTATTCCGCAATCTAAAGCAAGCACTGCTTATGTAAGCATTAGGACTGGATATGGCATGGGTCTTGATCTTGTTGACATGGGCTCACAAGAGCAAACAAAAAATCAATATGCAAGACTTTTTACACCGCAAAGAGATAATAAAACTCGTGGTCCTCATTACCTTTTGTTTTCTGAAGCAGCCACTGGACCGGGCACTGTACAATTAAGAACAGGTGGCAACTATCTGTTGAGTACTTGTGATAACAGCATTGAATACATAGGATATAAAGTTGAAAACAAGAAGTATGTTGATAACAAAGGTAGCAAGATAACATATGTTTCTGGAGCAAATTATGAAGTAGTAGGTGATTACAAATATACACAAGCCAAAAGAATATTTTGCAAAGCAGATGAAGACTTGGTATTACTTTCTGGCAAAGATTATCAACTGCCTGTTGACAAGGAAGGCAATCCTACAGGCAAGGGACCGGGGGCTTTTCCTGTAGTTGTTTTCGTGCCGGGTAAAAATGGTGGTGGAGTGTTGAAAATAAGTGACAGAATATATGCAAGTACCTCTCCGAATGCGCCAACTGTGTCTATATATAATTTGAGACCTTATATTAATACAAAGCCTAGATAAATCGTAGAAAGGTATGAATGGATCTTTTAGCTGCTCCTTTTCCCATAGTGAAAAATCCCCGTGGATTGCTAGCATCTGTATCAGGACTAGATGGAATCAAAGGGGATCTATTGCAGCTTATTTTGACGAACCCCGGAGACAGGGTAATGTTGCCTACTTATGGCACGCCGTTACGCAGGCTTTTGTTTGAACCAAACACAGAAATACTTTCTAACACAGTCAGACAGGCTATAACGGATTCTATTTCTACATGGGAACCAAGAATTGTTGTAAATTCAATAGAAGTTGAAAACAGTGCTGCAAATGCATCTTTGCCATCTGGTGATCCAAGACAAAATTTGGAAAACTTTCTCTCTATAAAAATAAAATTTAGCACATTCAATAATATTGATGTGGTAGAAAATCTTATATTACAAGTACCAATAGGTGAGGCATAATATGGCAGATAGTTGCCCTTTTGACATTCAACCATACAAACAGACGAACATACAAAACCGTCCGACTCCTGTTAATTTGAATTATACAAATCAAGATTTCTGGTCCATGAAAGCCCGTTTGATTTCTTTTACTAAAGAAAAGTTTGGTGACCAATTCAATGATTTTGTAGAATCCAGCTTGGCTTTAATGCTTATAGAAAATTGGGCGTTCATAGCAGATACATTATCATTTAAGATTGACCAAATAGCCAATGAAGTTTTTATTGATACTGTAACTGAAATAGAAAATGCTTTTCGTTTGGCAAAGCTTGTTGGCTATCAACCACAATCTCCAAT